GACTACAGGTGGTGGTGGAACAATCGGTGGATCACAGTTGTTTAGTTTATCATCAGCCATTGTTGGTTGTTCCCGTGCTTTCGTTCTTGTTATATACTAGTTCACCATCTGAATTTGTAGGTTTGGTTTTAACCGCTCTATAATTATCAAAAGTAGATGGATAGTTGCTCGACTCCATACTATTATCACCTATTCCTAGATTTTTCTTTGTTCCTTTGTTTGTACCAGATTCGTTGGTAACACCACATTTGAATTTTTTAAAATCTATTGATGCTATTTTTACATTTTGTTCTAACAATCCTCCCTTTTCTCTGGGAGTTTTCTTGTAACCTATTATGGTTTTGTCGATGTTTTCTTCATCATTTGTAGCAATAATGGAAATATCAGTCATTTTTCCATCGTTGTATGGAACGCAACTATATGAGTTTTTTCTTGGAAAATTCTCCGCTTTTTCGTTCTCTAACTGAGCACCGTGCTCATCGCCTTCTTTGTCTTTACCGTCTGGAAACTTTTTCTTTTTAAATTTATTTGTTGGTTCGTTTTTAAGTTCTTCCTCTGTTCTTGGATCTCTAAAACCATCACCATAGTTTTCCTGATAGAATTTCTTTTGTAAATTCTGTTGTAGCAAATCTATACCAGAAATATTACTATCCTCTGTCGGTGGTATCATGCCTGGAATGGATAACAGAACAACTGGTATTTGGTGTCCTTCGCCATCATTGTCCCAGATACCAAGAACCCAAGACCCTGGTATTAGACCATTTATAGAACCAACACCAGAGTTTGATGCTGAAGTGGTTGGCATCGCTACAGAAGACCAAGGTAAATGTTCAATTGGAATATCTTTTTTCAGAGGAGAATGATACCCATGAATACGGACTCTCACTCTTCCTAACTGAAGAGGATCGTTTCTGTCTTCTACTACACCGTACCAAAATAAAGATTTAGTAGACATTATTCATCTCCCAAAGAGTCTTTGATGCATTTAAAATTACATCCGTATTCTGTTTTTCCAGATTTAACTTTTCTAATAACATGGGTGACCGTAGTAACTAGGTATTTTCCACTGAAAGTTATATCCGGTCCTTGCGATGAGTTTACAGAATTATTTAATATAGTTCTTCCGAAGAATATAACTTTACCAGCACCTATCTTCTCTATATCTGAATTTCCAGTAACATAAAATTCTATTGCAGTCTGGTTCATCTGTTCTATTTGACTTATTCTGGGAAGTAACCAGTCACTTTCTCCACCTATCTTGTTATTTCCGTTCTTTTGTTCTTTGCAGCAATGAGAATGTCTGGATTTATAGTAATATCTTTGAGACACAGCACCATTTACTATCTGATAAAACTCTGAGTTTTTGTCCACCAGTGGAGAATTTGACATATGTGTTTGTTTTTGCCAATCATCTGGAAGAAAGTAACCAGTTGCTGCCCAAGTTTTACTGGCAGGATCCAAGGTTGCGACCGCAGATGTGTGCATTCCATTTATTGCATTTTGATATGAATTTAGAGGTTTTGTGGTGTGTGTTATGGCACATCTTCTTGCAGAAGCAAATGTTAGACCTGGGTTTAAACTGTAAAAGTACCCACCATTCGGATCGTTTCCAAAAGAAGGTTGTTGTGAAAACAATTTACCAACGCTAACAAAATTGTGCTTTCCATTCAAATCTTGATAGAACACGAAATTAACATCATTCTTGTTTTCTTCCCTTACTGCATATGGCATCATAAACATGATCTGCGCTATTGGTGTTCTGTATGGAAGAACAAAAGAAAAAGTATTCAATGTGTTTTCAAATTGGTTCCACTCTATGTCTATAAGTTTTCCTATATCCGAAACCATATCCATTATTTTCTTTTTCTTGTATGATCTGGAAACATTGTTCGATTCGTTTTTAAAAGATATTTTGTGTGCAAAATAGATGTCGGTGTCCTGTGTTCCAGTTCCTCTTGGTGTCCCAACATCTATTCTATAAATATAATAATCTTGTTGATCCAATACTATTGGTTTCTGTGAACCCTCTCCGTCATCTTCCAAACCAGAAAAAGAAAAACTAATCTTACAGGAAAGATCTTCTCTAAGTCCTGTGTTTTTTATCACTCTTATAGACTCGGTATCTGATATAGTAAATTTTCCTTTTATAAATGGAGAAAATATACTTTCAGTAACTTCAAAATCAATTACAATTGGACTAACATCAAATGATCCTTTGCTAGTATGGATCATCAAAGATGATATATTACCGTGTCTTAGTGTCTGTATACTCATATTAGATCTGACCGTTTAGAGTCATTATTTCGATATTATCTACTACATTTATATTCTTGTTGTAGTTTTCGAACATTCTTGTGATGTTTGATAGGAAAATCTGCAAATAATCTGGATTTAGAAGCAGAATGTCTCTCTTCTTATCATTTGTGTTCAATTCATATTGAAAATTGGACACAACATATGTCTGATCATCTCCTATGATGTATTTGTACAGATATGTCTGCGTCTCGTTATAAGGTCCAGAAACACTCATTCCTCTTGGATCTATTGCGTTTCCGCTTGCATCTTCGAAGTGATGAAGAGAAAAATCATCTTCATATACTATCTTTCCAACAATTTTATTACCAGTGTGTAGTTTGTCATTTCCTTTGTAAAAAGAAATGCTGGAATTTTGTTGAATGTTTGTGCTTAGTTTTTCAGCAGTTACTATTTTATTTAACTGTAGATCCACCGATTTTATATCATAACTATTGTTGTTTATAACAAACCTAGTAGCACTGGATAGTGAAAAATCTCTTTGACTGTCTGTGATAAAAACAGAGGATGTGGAATAGTTCTGTGCAATGATTTTGTCCAGTATTTCCTGTTCATATGGCCATTCGTTGTTTCTATCTTTTATTTCATTTAGCATCAATATTATCCAAGAATAAGTAGGATCTTGGTATAGGATATAGGCTAAACTTTCTGGAGTATCTTCTTCTTTTACTCTATAGTTTTCAACGGCAATTGTTCTCTTAACTTTGTCCGCTATCTTAAATTTCTTAAGAATATCGGTTACAAGTATATCGTTATAAAGTGTTGCTGGGAAATATTGATATGGCATATTTTATCCCCTTGACAATTCTTCTATGTCACCTCTGTGGAGAGAATACATTTCTTGGAATGTAGCATTTATTGCGACCGAGGATGGTCTACCGTCTATGTGTGTGTTGAATGCTCCATTCGGAGTGTACTGCGTGACAAAATCCGTGCAGACACAGGGAGCAGTTTGGAAAATCTTTATAGGTGTTCCACCACCATAGGTGGATGCATAAAAAGTAATTTGAAATTCCGATGGAAATTTCAAACGAGTCCAACCCAAAGCACCTACTTGCAGTGGATATATGTTCGTCTTTACTTCATCTATGAAAGTTTTAATACCGCTTGCATCTGAAGGTTGCAGTGGAGTCAAATTCCAAGAAAACTGAAATGTTCTCAGATTAGAAGTCTTGAACAGATTTTCCATATTTGGATTTGCAGTATTTCTCAATGTGCCTCTCAAGAAATTCACTGCTTGTTGATTTATAAAATATCCAAGAAGTTCTTCACCCAAAGATATTCCTAATTGAGCAGCAAATCCACTCAAATCCATACCAAGTAATCCTGTCTCCGCTTTCTCCACATCACCATCTATATTTTGGTTTGGTTTGTTGTTACCCAATAACTTAGCGCCTATTCTAGCGATATTACCAAATTCTATTGGTTCATATTGTAGAGAATTTGGTTCGGACAGATCCATAGGAAGAGGCAAAACCCAAGTCGAGGAAGAAACGCCATTACCAGAAACCACTCTTCCGTTTTTAGTCGCACCATCTGGGAAAAAAGCAATTTCTGTCCAGGCAGTCAAACTACTAGAACCGCTTCCAGTTTTGCCTGGTATACCTTCACTTGGAAGAATAGCGTTTACTTTTGGGTTCAGACTTGCTTTTCTTGCTGCTATGGTTTGATCTATATTTGGCATTCAGTATCTCTTTTGTAAAAATTACATACATATGTAGTATGTCATACAAGGGTATATTCAAACCAAACAATCCACTTAAGTATGTTGGAGATGCTACCAACATAGTTTATCGTTCTCTGTGGGAACGAAAATTTATGGTGTTCTGTGACAACAACACTTCTGTAGTGAAATGGTGTTCCGAAGAAGTGGCTGTACCTTATTTATCGCCAGTGGACGGAAAATACCATCGCTATTTTGTAGATTTTTTAGTAGAGTTTACAACCACAAGCGGAACACAGGTCTATCTGATAGAAATCAAACCCAAAAGACAGTGCAAGGAACCGCAAAGAGGGAAAAGAACCACAAGAACATATTTGAAAGAAATGCAGACTTGGAAGGTTAACAACTCAAAATGGGCCCATGCAAAGAGATTTGCAGAAAAGAATAATTGGCAGTTTAAAATCCTAACAGAAGAAGATCTCAACATAAAATGAATAAAATAATAGATCAAATAAAATCAACTATTTCTGGTCTTAGAAAAGGAAGCATAAAGGAGACTGCATCTCAGTCTTCTATGAACTGGTTTTCTAAAAAAGCACAAAATGTAAAAAACATAACAAAGGGTAAAATCAATCCCCAAAGCGATACGGTTAGAAAAAACATCATAAAAGACAATTTTGCTACAAAAGCATTTAAATTTAAAAAATCAGGTTATATTTATTTTTTTAATTATCAACCGCCAAATTCAAAAAATTTACCATTTTATGATCGTTTTCCTTTGGTATTGTCTGTCGGATTTCGTGGATCTAATGTGGTTGGTATAAATCTTCACTATTTGCCAATCAGAATAAGACTTTATGTTATGTACAAAATTGTAAAATCCATAGCAAACACAAAAGAAAACTCAAGAATAAGAATAAACGGTTTATTGTCTAGTCGTGTTATTCGCAAATACATAATGGCATTGGGAGAAGAATATTCGTCTGCTGGAATTAGATCCAAGATAAAATTGGTTACACCCGAGGAATTTATGATCATGGCATTCCTTCCTCTTCATAAGTTTGCTAAAAAACAAGCACCACAGGTAAACCAATATATCAAAAGCGTACTAAAAGGTATAAAATAAATGGCATTAGATCTTAACATAAACATAGCAAGAACTAATAGATTTTTGGTTGGTGTGTTTCCCCCTCCAACCTTAAATTTAAATTTTAGAGAGATGTATGTCGAGAGCGTAGACATGCCAAATATGAGTATTGCCACCGAGGATTATGAAATAGATGGAAAACCCAGTATAAAAATACCATATAAGAAAAATCCATCTGGAACCGTTACTTTGGGTATTCGTCTTGAAGAAGATGGAAGAAGCAGAAATCTGTTCAAACAATGGATGGATCAGATAGTTCTTACAAAAGATAATAAAAATTACTATAGAAACTACTTTAAAAATATAGCAGGATCGGTTGTGATAAAACAACTGGATCTTAGTTATAAATTAAAGTTCGGTGTAACTTTAATAAATGCTTTTCCAATAAATGTGGATACTATCCAATATGATTGGGGAGACAACAACAACTATGTTAAGCAAAATGTAACCTTATGTTACTATGATGAATTGATTGGTACTTATTGATAATGGAGAAAATATGAAATTACCGAAACTAAACACGCCCACATACACATTAACACTACCTTCCACTGGTAAAAGCGTTAAATATCGTCCTTTCTTGGTTAAAGAAGAGAAAATACTTCTTATAGCAGGTAAAACAGAAGATAGCGCAGTAATAGTAGAAAATCTAAACACTGTGTTGAGAAATTGCATACTCTCTACCGAGATAGATGTGGATAAACTGACGGCATACGATGCACAGTGGATATTTTTAAAACTAAGAGAAGTGTCTATGGGCTCGAAGATAGACGCAAAGGTTAAGTGTCCAATTACTCAAAAGTATTTCGATGCTGAACTATCTTTGGAAAATGCATCTCTAAACAAACCAGAAAAAAGAATAAACAAGATAGTATTGGATGTTGCCACTGGAGTTGGTGTTGTTTTGAGAGATTTGTCTCTTTCTGAGATATATTCTCAAATAGAACTAGCAAAGACGGACGAATACAAAGCAATGTTAAATCTATTGGCAATGTGTGTAGTGGATGTTTTTGACAAAGATAATGTCTATCCCGCCTCGGAGTCTAGTTTGGAAGAAGTGGTTGAATTTTTAGAAAATTTAAGCAAAGAACAATTTGATAAAATTAACGATTTCTTCGAAAATACACCAAAAATAAGATTAGAAGAAGATTTGTTCTCTCCACACGCACAGCAACACATCAAACTGGTGCTGGACAACTTTATGGATTTTTTCGGCTAGGGCTGTCTCGTGAAACTCTTGATGGAATGTATAGAACCAATTTCATTCTAATGCAAGAGCACAAGTACAGCCTGAGTGAATTGGAAGATATGATGCCTTGGGAAAGAACAGTTTATGTCAGTTTATTGATTAAGCATATAAGAGAAATAAATGAAAAGATAGAAAAGAGAAATAAAAGGAGAAGGTAATGTCTAGATTAGGATCATCTCTCTCAACATTAGGATCTTTAGGTCAAAAAGCAAGCGGTGCAATGTCCGCAGTTGGTGGTGCTGTCAACAAAGCAAAAGCAACGAGAGATGCAATAACTTCGACCAAGACATTCAAATCACTGCAAGGAACTATGAATTCTTTGTTGAAGATGCAAGCATCTGCATTAAGACAAGCAAAGAAAACGGGAGCATTACAATTCCTTCAGCAAGAAAACGACAAAGAATTCCAAAGAGAACAGATGGAATTTTGGCAAATTCTTCTTCAAAAACTAGACAGCATAGAAAAGAAATTAGATGGTATGGGATTAGGTGGTAAAGGAGAACAAAAAGAAGGACTGTTGAAAAAACTGTTCAATTTTGTAATGAGTATTCTTGGTGTATTAAACACAATTGCGTTATTAGCAGAATGGTTGCCAAAAATATGGGATAAATTGGCAAATCTAGCAAGAAACATAGAAAATTTTGTCAGAAGAAACACAGGTCTACCAGAAAAACCTAAACCAGGCGAGACAAAACCAGGCGAGACAAAACCAGGCGAGACAAAACCAAAAGACATAAAGGTCCAAGAAGAAGAAATCCGCGCACAACAAGAAGAAGTTGCAAAAGCAAAAGCAGAAGTAGAGAAAGCCAAAGCAGAACTAGAAAAAGCAAAGACAGTACAGGAAAGAAAGGTTGCTGAAGAAAAACTCAAGGCAGCAGAGGAGAAACTCAAGGCAGCAGAGGAGAAACTAAAGGCTACTCAAGAAAGCAAAACTGCGGAACCAAAAACACCAAAACAACAGGCAGAAGATGCACAGAGATTGGTAATAGA